TGACAAGCTGGTTGACCCCCTGTTGTTTAAAATGTCTGAGCAAGTTAGTTTGGTAAAGGAAGACTCTAAGTCAAGGTCTTTATTGTAAGCTGACCACCTTTCCAGAGACCCGCAATGTTTTCGTATTGTGTAAAGAGTCATGAGCGAACTCAGTATCGCATTAGGTCTATGAAGCCCAAAATCACCCAGAATGAGAATGGATTCCTTAAAGGCATCTACATACTCCTGCTTTGTTCTTGGAACAAACTGCCTAGCCTCTCCTATCTTCGGTACTGATAGTCTAACTTTGTTGAAAGTATCTCTGTTTTTAAGTTGCTTTTCCGTGATCAGAGCAGCCCCCAATGTTGGGTTGTTTCGTTCCATAGACATCATTTTGCAGGTGTAGAAACTGTTGTACACGTTACCATCTTCAGAAGTGAATATTGATTCACCAGGGAATACAACCTTCCAAAACTTCACAGCCTTTCTGTGTACAGAGTCAGGGTCAGGCGTTGTTTCATTGAATACTTTTAGTGATGACAGCTTTCCTATTACTGAAGTGTATTCTATCATGGATGTCATTTTGCACATTCTGTTCATGTAAAGTAGCTCCAAATTCGACCTGGGCTTATACATCTTCCAATCTTCGATCTTTAGGTTTCCCTCTTCATAACCCACAAATTCCCCAGATTCGTTCAACATTAAATCCTCGAAGATGGACAAGCACCCGTTGGATATTCCTGTAGCATTGACAAAGCAGTATCGTATTTTTTCAGATGACTGGGAGAAGTTTGGGTCATTAAGAGACATAAGCCATAACGTTGTCATCTTGTTTCTTGTTCTCTCCAACTTGTAGGATATTGTGCCTTGTTGAGACAGCTGGTAACCCATGGAGTAAACGCTCATGCTGAGGGATTTATACCACAAGAGCAAGTACCAGTTCATATCTGGAACAGTCATGGTAAATGCATCTAGAGGATTCCCACTGTGCATTACACAAAATTCAGGTGTGTCGTTGTAATCTCCTATGGTCCAAAAGGTGGTGTCATTAGAGCTGGTTATTCCTTGATTAATCAAACTCAGAACAACACCCTTTCTCCCTTTTACGTTTTCAATTGACAATGAGACCTCGTACATGCCTTTCTTGATCTCGACTTTCGATGAGCCACCCTTGGTGAATGCTAGTTTCTTGTAAGACTTGCTTATGCAAACGCAAATTTGGTGCACACATGAGTAGTATGACATTAAGTTGGTGTTTGTTGATTCAGACAGAGAGCCTGCCAAAAACGCCTTTATCATTTCATTCGTTTCACAGTCATTTGTTAAGTCTTCAACGCGTTGCCTGACCTCCTCTCTGTTCAGATATGGCTCTGGAGTAGAAGAAGACCATTGTAAAACTCTAGAAAACTTCCTTTCTAATTCTTCATACGTCTTGCACGTTTTGTGTCCTTCTCGTTTTTCTCTAGTAAACACATCTAGCAAGGGGAAATTGCTCAATAATCTAATAGATTTAGTTCTAGCTCCTGTTCTCTCCTTAACAACGATAGCCTTGAGCCACTTACCATCTTCCAGTCTTATTTCATTCTCATCTTTTTCTGATAGACCAGATAGAACATTTAGCCAACCAGGGAGACTGTAAGTATCAAGCTCGTGGTATGGTGATTCGAATGATTCGACAGAAGGCTTTAGGTAAGGGAAAGGTAGCCAAGCTTTAGTCTCGACTGTCTTTAAGGCATCGTGGTAGAAGGATAAACTCTCCTTGTATTTTCTCCCCCCCTTTTTGAACTTAGAACAGTAGCGTGAGAACTGAGAAGCAACATGTGAGTTGTTCATTGAGGTCATCTTCTCATGATCAAGATCATCATCTGGCTTCAGTTTGTATTTTTTTGTGAAAGCATAGTCCTTCCTCGCCATTGATTGCGCAAGGAACTCAAAACAAGTGTCTACCAAATCATCATCTGCAAAGGTTTTTAAATTTTTAACCAATTGATGAGAGTTCTCCAATTCTCTGTCAAGTTCATTCGAAACAGGGTTGTGTGTAATGAGCTCAAAATCATCCAGCAAATCCTCAAACCTGCTTATAACTACGTTCTCTCTAGACACGCCGCTGAGTTTTGATTCCAAGTCTCTTAACTTAGACTCACTTGACGTGTATTTCCTGTTCGATACCATCCCATTCTCATCGCTCAAACTACTAGCTAGGATCTTGAAGGAGCCCATGTCCTGTACACATTTCTGTGCTTCATATTCGCCTTTTTCTAAATGGGTTTTGGTCATGTCTGCAAAAACTATTCTGTTGTCAGCAGTCACCCAGCAGAGGTCTATGTCCCTCATTATTCTATCGCCCCCTTGAGTCGAACCCTCTATCAGCCTTATGCTGACTCCATGGTTCTCTATTAATTCTATCGACTGCGAAACCAATGACACTAGATGGGAAAATGCTCCGTTCTGTCTCTGATATGGGTTAAATTTAGAAAAGAATTGTGGGTTTGACCTATACAAATCTAGAAGTTCGTCGAAATCGACTCTCTTCCCAACTAGTGAGACAAGTCTGGTTCTTAGTGCTTTCAAGTCATCTAATTGATGTTCAGATTTCATAAGCGTCTTGATGAATATTTCAGATGAAAGCTCTGAAGGTTCAGGTTCCCCGATAGAATCGATCAATCTTGTTGTGTATTTTTGTTCCTGG